TGATAATGCCTGTAATCGTTGCGGTTAGTTTCGGATTTTCGGATATCCATTCTGCCACTTTGGATACCACATCAGCTATTGCTGACAACACTGGAGTCATTACAGACTTTAGGTCTGACATGGCCTTCGCCCATTTTACAGCGGGATCTGATTCCATTTTTTGGATCGATTCGTTTAGTTGATCCTGGTTCTGTTTTAGATCGACTGTCTTTCTTTCAGCATTGATCAAAGTATCAATGATGTTTTGACCTTGGTCCTCGTACATCGTGCCGAAAAATGCTACACCTAACGCATTTTTTAATGTTTGGTCTTCCACTCGATTCAAAGCCTTGGCCACTTCTGCCATCGCTTTTCGACCGCCTTCGCCGCCCTTGGCTATGGCTTGCCCCCATGATTGTAGTTGTTTTTCTGATATGGATGTATTCTTGATCAATTCTTTTACAGATTTTGGCACTTCTTTACCGAATTCGGCAAGTCGGATTCTGCCTTCTTTTAAACCATCCAAAAGATTATCGATGTTCCACGTACCCGTCTCGATCCCAGCAGCAAAAATAGCCTGGATTTCTTTTGCGTCGAATCCTGCACGCTGTAACTGTTGACCGTATTCCGAGATGATATCCAGCTGTTCGGGGGGGAACCCAACTTTTAACAAAGCATTGATGAGACCTAGCGCTTCATTTTGGCTAATCTTAAGTTCTTTCGCTACTTCATTTGTTTCTTGGATCAGTTCTTTAAAATCGATGTCTGCATAAGCCCGCGATATCATCGCTGCGCCTTTGACGATTGCGGTATTTGTTGTATCGCTTGCATTTTTGTTCAAGGCCCATTGCCTGCGGACGCCTTCAAGGGCTTCTTCAGCGTCGATCCCGTAGGCTTCAACCGTTTTGATCGCATTCCTGACGCTTTGGATCGACGCTGGGGGGACATCAAAGGCAATTTCGATTTTTGTATTTAGTGACGATGTATCCAAGGCTTTTTCTATTATACTTGCGACACCTTCGCCAGCTGCTAGACCACCAATGGCACCAGTTAGGTCAGATATAGCGCCTTCTGCTTCAACAGCTTCTTTCTTGATCCCGTCAAAATCTTTTTTTAGATTCTGCGGCGCTTTGCTGTCGTCGATCTTATCAAGTTGGCTTTTAAATCCCTTTAGTTTGCTTTCAGTTTGGATGATTTCGCGCTGGAATGCTCGGTATTGTTGTACGCCGATTTGTCCGGATTTAAATTGTGATTCAACTTGTTCTTGGGCGGCTTTCAGTCGGTTTAATCGTTGTGTTGTAGCTTCGATGGCTTCTTTTAAGATTTGTTGTTTTTGTGCGATTAACTCGACGTTGCCTGGGTTAAATTTAAGCGCCCGATCAACTTGTCTTAATTCAGTTGTCAGACTACGAGCCTTTTTGTCCACGTCTGCAAGTGCTTTTTGTAACGGTTGGGTATTGCCATCAAGCTCAATGGTGATCCCTTTGATTTTGCCTGCCATTTGATCACCTCACTTTCTTAAAAATTGTCAAAATCAGCTTGTGTGGCCCGTCGTGCAATTTTCGGGCGCTTCTTCGGATTGGTTTTTTCAATGTATTCATCCACATAGTCCAAGCACATGCCTATAGTCATATCATCCATATCGGCACGATCTAAGCCCGCTTGCCGACACAAGTAAAGAAAACCAGCGGTTGTGATCGGGTCACCGCTGGTTGGGCTATCTACTTTTTTTCGCTGTGAAAATTAGCCATAATCAAATCCATTAGTTCTGGAATGATCTCGATCATGGGGAAACTTTCAAATTGATCCAACCAAGACATTGGATCGGGAATAGATGGATCAGCAGTTTTAGCCATTACCCAAGCGATGTTATAAAAGACGTCAAAATCAAGCCTATCTAGGTCTTCGAGTCTTATTTTATCTAGTTTATTTAGATTCCCCAGCTTCTCGATTGCGCCCATCTTCATAATTTCGGCGAAAAAATCTTTTTTAAATTGAGCCTTGTATCTTAGTGGTGCGGCAGCAGTTGATTTGAAGCGGATCGGCTTGCCGTCGATTACAATCGTTTTTTCCAAGTTAAATCACCTTTCCGTATGTTTGTTCCCTTATGATGTTTCTTGTTTCTCGTACACCGCACTGTACCAATTATCATAAATAGCGGATGGAGTATCTTCCGTTGTTTTGGTTTTCACCGCCCCGTCAGTCGGTCGGGCGGATGCAATAAACGTTAGTTCATTGGGTTGCGGTTCGACTGTATCTGTTTTGGTGCTTGATCCAACCGTTGGCCGGTTGGCCGTGCAGTTATATAAAACGTGTCGGGTTGCTTTTACATCACCATCAAACTCAAACAGTAACGCAAAAGGTTTTCCCTTTGCGGTTACATTTTCAGTTAGGACGCTGTCATCATCATCTTTTTCTTCACCCAAACAATCAATCGCGAATTGTTCTGGAATTAATGCGATGGACAATGTACCTTCGTAACCCTGGTTGTTGCCGGCTGAATAGTAAAGAACATCATCAGCATAAAATTCGACCATATCCCCACGCGGCTCCAAGGATAATTCTACCGCTCCGGGAATAGGGATCGGCGTATCATAGGTGATCGTATTCGTGGTGCTATCGTACGTGTACGTCGCATAATGCACGTTTTTCAAGCCAAACATTACTTTATTCGCCATATTAAATCACTCCCAAAAAATAGGTTTTTTGAAATAATTGTTCCTGATCTATATAGGTTTCAATCGTTTCGTAAGGTAAATCATGCTGATCCAATAGGGCTTCAACGGTTGCTTCTGCTGTTAAGTCTTTTTTGTTGGTGTATAACTCAACTTGGATACCTTTGATTTGCTTATACGTACGATTATCCGCATGAAAGTTTGTCGAATCCGTTTCAAGATAAGTAATAAAGGGGATGCTGGGCGGCGAGCCGTTAAAATGCGAATAGGCGACAGGAAACCCCGTCGCCTTCAAGATTTGTACGAGTTCTGAAAGTGTCATCCACGGATCACCTTCTCTGCTTCTTTCAGATATTCTTTGATCGCCTCTTGCTCGGCTTGTCGTATATGTGGTCTTGGTGCTACCCGTCCACCGCCAACTTTTGCGTGTCCCCATTCTAACAAATGCGTGAGTTGATAATCTGTTGCGTTGTGGATCACTTGCGCACTTCCGACCTGCTTCGTTCTCCAGCCGCGGCTATAATCGCCCGTCAGCTTGGGACTAGTTGCCCGCAACCGCTTGACGGTTGCTTTTGCAATCCGCTTCTTTGCTTCTTCAAGACCTTCTGTGACTTCATTGGTGTAAGTCCTTAGCGCCTTCGCAATTTCTGACGCCAATTGATCAATGCTAGCCATCGCCGGCCACCCTCTCGCAAATAATCCTGGTCTTTTCGCCTCGTGTTTCTGTTCGGATGATCTGATATTTCACGCTGTTGTAACGGAGCTTTTCCTCCCCTTGATACTCGAAGGTGTACACCTCAAACATTTTTTGAGGTCGGAGTCCAGCAGACGCGGCGTTATAATATTCCCCTTGGCTAACAGTCATTTCATTTGCAAATACTTTCCGCTCTGTTTCCTGCTCGATTTGGTTGCCCAGCTCATCCTCAATGATCGTAACGGCAATGAGAAAAACCACTGTGTTATGCCTCACTTGTTGTGCCTCCTGTGTATTCAGCAGACAAGGTGAGATGCATTTTTAACAGATCATATGCCCGCTGGAATCGATCAGCTTCTGGGTTGTCATAACCAAATTGAGCCTTGCAATATGTGATGATGGCCCGTTTGATTAATGGGTCGGTTTCCAGTGGATTCACTACCCCGGAAAGTTGCAAATCAGCCAATGCGCTGTCTATCAAACCCTGAACCTCTGGATCAAATTCAATCGATGTGATCCTAAGCGCCATTTTGACATCATCTATCAGCGCCATTGGGATCACCTACTTTTTGGATTTTGGTTTTTCATATTTCACAAAGCCCAACTTATGCAGTTCTTTTAAACGGCCTTCGTCTTTGTGGCTGTATTCTTGCCCAACTTCAAACCGTTTCCGGGTGTACTTGTCAATAAAACGTTTAATCACCTTCCCGGAATACATTGAAACTCCCTCCTTAAGAACCCCATAAATTAAACTGCAGCCTCTTCAATCTTCACGAATGCTTCTGATAGTGCCGGTTTACCGTCAGCAACAGCTAAGCCACGGTAAGTAATTTTCCCGCTTCGGAAAGCGGCTTCCCGGCTAGTCTCGATTTGCGGCGCTTGAGAGAAATTCCAGTAATAATAAGAGAAATCGCCCAACAAAATTGTATTATCTGGCATGTAATCATCTACAATAACCGGATAACCTAAGATGGCATTCCGGGTTTCGTCTTGCGGGTTATAGGTGAAAATAGGCTGCAGATCGGCAGTTTTGATTTTACGAACACCACCAAACAACATTTGCCGGTTCATTACAAACACAGCGTTATTATGGTACATCGTCGGCAGCAAAGCCAAAGCATCTACCAGGTTATCATAAGAAACCGCTTCGCCAGCCGCCCAAGTAAAGGAGTTAGTGGCATCCCAAGTTACCCCCGTCAAAACCCCGGTCGGCTGACCGCTGCCTGTTCCATTCANGATGGCATTTTCTACAGCGATGGCCATCTGGCGGCCGATCTCCGAAGCAATGTAAGACTCAAACGCATCAATGGTCATGGCCTGAGCAGCGGCAGAGACTTCCACCAGTTTAATCAATTCGTACCCGCCCAGGTTAACCTCAACAACGGTGTCATC